TCGTCAACGGTTGCCTCGGTGAGATACTTGTCAAGGTTCGTTATTGACCCTTGCGGGGTATTCGAGAACCGTCTTTCGTTGCTGTTTGTCCCCGTTCCCGTGCTCGTCGAGTTTGCCGAGCTTGACGACGAACCGCTGTCGGTTCTGTCCTCCGTAAAGGTTTCGGTCAAGTCGTAGCTTTTCATAATGTTGTCGTCCTTGAAATCAAGGAAGCGGCAAGATTCATATAGCTGTACGTAATACGGCATGATTTCCCGAATACGGGTTCGGAAGCTGTGAAGGAAGCGACCCGTGGTCTCCTGTCCTATCTGTCGGAAATAGTAGTGGTCGATAACCTTCTGCTCGAATGCGAGCTTTTCGTCACCCTCGTAATACGAAGGGTAATCGAAGTCCCAAAGCTTCACACCGCTTTCGATGAGCTCGCGGAGCTCAACCGTGATTTTGGTATTGGTTCGGGGAGCGTCATACATCATCGGTTTCCACCTCCATTTCGACGGGTTCGGCGCGTTTCTTTACAGAGACATTGAGACCGTAAAGCTCGTTGATTGCTTCGCAAGCCCGTTGCCGCGCTTCGAGTTGCAAATCGCAAAAGCTTTCAATGAGTTGGTTGTTGCTGTTTGCTTCGTCGGTGATGAGACGCTCCTTTTTGTCAATGGGCGAATTGTTGACGCCGAGGAAGGTCAAGAGCTCACTCTCCACGCTACGCTTGTAGTCCATGAGCTCGTTACCGAGGAATTTCACACCCGTTTGAAACGCTTTGACGCTGTCAATGTTGAGGTTCTTGTCGGCATAGATGGCGGGGACATTCCCGTCCACCTGATTGAAAAGAGCCTTGAACGTGAGCGCGTCCTTGTCGTCGCACGTAAAGACGACGGGCGTCTTATTCGCTTTGACGTTCACGTCCATGGTGCGTTCGGCTTCTGTGAGCTTATTCACATAGAACATGATAAACGGGTCGGTGGGGAGACGAAGCTTATTATTTTCGATGATGACGCATTCATCGGCTTTATACGTTCTATTGTAATTGAAGCCGTGGGCGATATAATGCGTCGGGTCACCGTAAATATTGACGTTGCCCGTCGTCCCGCACTCGAGGCACATATAGCTCATGAGAGGGTCACGGAAAAAGATTGCTTTACCCTTCGAAAACAGCTCGCGCTCGATGTGGCGTTCCTGTATTCCGTCGGGAAGTCCCGACCATTCGAACGCGTTCATGGCGATTAGCTTGTACTTATCGTAAAGCGTTCGGAACGTGAGATTGTTCAAAAGGTCGGCGAGGTTTGCGCGTTTGCGTGCCATGGTTGCACCTCCTTATCCTTGCTCGGTTTCGTTGCCCGCGTTGCTTTGCGAGTAGTCACCGATTTTGTCGCCATTGTTCCAAAAGGTGATACCGTTGTTAAAGATATTCTCAATGGCTAAAATATCCGAATTGCACAAGCTACCAACAGCGTGACAGCCTTTCGTTTTAATAAACGTGAAGCTTTCACGAGCGCAAAGGTTCGGACGCTGAACGGTGTTGAGACGGTAGCCGTACATGGTGAAAAAGTCGTCAATGATTTTCGCACGTTCCCGCGAAATACACTTCTTGTAAAAGCTGAACGTGTGCTTAACGTTGGCAAAGTTGACCGTGGGCGAGAAATTGCCTTTTGCCTGCGGGGGTTGCAAATCCATGTCAGCACGTTGAGCGAGTGAGCCTGCTATATCTGCGAAGCCCGATACCGCCGTACCGATACCGCCAACAGCCCCGATCGGGTTCGCTGTCATGACCGAGCCCGCCGCCGTTCCGAGGCCTGCGAGAATCTTGACGCCCGCCATAGCCATACCCATATTATTTTGGTTTTGGTTCTGTGCGAGCCAAAGCTTGTACGGGTCGGAATCCCACGCGCATATCGGGAAATTGGTTAACGCGACGCCCTCGTCGTAATTCTCGGGAATCCCGTTGTAATTCTTCGGATAGGCTTTGACACCTCCGTCGGGAGAGCAAACGCCCTTCATACGAAAGTCGATTTTCGAAATGGTGTCGCTTCGCTCGTACCGATACGCCGCGCTTGTCCCGTTATTATTGGTGAGGTAAAGAAGCTTATACGGGTAGGTGAAAAGCTTATTGTTTCGCGGGACATACCCGTCGAGGTTCGCGCCGCGTTGGATGGTAACGTCGTACGTTCCTGTACCCTGCACGTACTCAAATGGGACGGTATTGTCGCCCGGTGTTTTAATGAGCTTCGTCGGGTACATCCACATCGTGATAATGCTGTCGAGCTGTCCGTAGTCCTCGAGCTCGCGAAGGATGTTCGCCACCTCATGGAAATTTGAATTGACGTCAATCTCGCCCGCCTTGTTACGAATATAGGCTTTTGCCGCGTAAACGCCGCAACCGTTACCGACGCCTTGGTTAATGGTGAACATGGGTCGGTAGACGCTCGTGTCGCTCACGTTGTTCATGTCCACGGGGTCGAGAAGTAAGTTGAACGTTGACAAAGCAACGAGGGACATATCGTCGAGGTCAGCGGGTTCGATACATTCCTCGACGACGTATTCCCCGAGCTCGAGCCCTTCGTCAACGGTATAATTTCCGACGTAATCGTCGGGGACGTGCTGTCGCTCGATGAAGCACGGGAGAAGCTCGAACCGAAAGAGGTACGTTTGAATCACATCGAGCTCGAGGTCAAGCTCGACCGTTTCGTCGTTGATGTACTCGACATTGTTAATGAAGAAGTAGAAAAACGACGGGTCGCTCGTAGCGTTTCGGAAGTACAAGTAATTCCATTTCAGCGCGTCGGACATGGTCGCCGCTACTTTGAGCTTCCACGAACGCCGCACATACGAGTACGCGGACAAGGTTTTGACAACCTTGCCCGCGAAATAGCTTCGTTGTTCCGAAGCATTCGCAAAGTATATGGAATGCTCGTACTTGCTATTGAGACGCACACCCGAGCAAATATAAATGGTCGTTTGTGGTGTGCTCATGGGTTCACCTCTTATTCAGCCGCCTGCGTGGTGAATCGAATCGCGTTCTTGAAGGGAGAAAGCGAAAGGATTTGATGGACGTGGTAGAAATAGTTGGTGAACAAACCGTGCGCGTTGCGCTGGGTCTCCATACGGGACAGGGTGTCCCATACGCGGAAGAAATTCTTATCCGCGAGAATGGCGTAAGTATCATTGAGTGAACCGAAGTCGTCCATTGTAATGATACGGGTCGGAATGTCGGTCTTGCTTACGTTGAACGCGGACGCGAGAAGGTCAACGTCAACCTCGGCGAGCACGTCCTTGTGAATGAACAACACGAGGTCGTCGGGGTCTGTCCATGTCATGACGTGCGCCATGTTATACCTATCGGACGCAAACGTCATATCCTCTTTAGCCTTGCGAATATTCTTGATAAAGAGTTTCGCATTAACCTTCGAATCGGTCTCGTTCTCGTAGCCCGTGAGAAGCTTCTCGGTGTGATAGTCAGCGTATCCGTTATACGTTGCGAGAAGGTTCTTCATCAGCAACCACTCGTCGTGAGCCGCGCGGCTGTAAATGCTGTTAAGCTGTGCGAGAATGAAGCTGTCAAGGGTAGCTTCGGAACGGAACACCGCGACAAAGTCGATGTCACCGAGGGAAATCGGATAACAGTCCTTGCGGTTCTCGCGATGGTAGGCAACCGTCGTTTCGGATGCATCGAAACGTGTGAGCGCGAGCTGTCCCTCGGGGTCGTAGGGAGTTGCACCCCAATGCATATTGACGAAAATTTCCTCGACGTCCTGCTTCGTGAGAATTTCACCCGCCTTGAAGGGTGCGAGCTTATTCTTGAAGAGCTTCGTCTCAATCATCGTCTTGCCGATTTTGTGAAGAAGCGCGTCGCAAAATTCGTTATATAGGGGTGTGTATTCCGCGAAAGCGTTACCGATAGCGGAAATCGTGTCGCGGGTTGCTTCGGGGATTCTGTCTTGGTAATCAGTCGAAGCGTTGTTACGAATGCTGTTGAGTACAGAGAATCCAATACCCATTTTTAAGTCCTCCTATTAGAAAGAAAGTTTTTTCGCGAAGTCCTCACACGATTCAACGTCGTCGCCCTCGTCGTCGTCCTCGGGTGTCTCCTTCGTGGTTACTCTTTCGAATAACTTTTGATTAAGTGTACGCGCGGCTTCGAGGTCATGGGAGAGGTTTTTGTTATTCTCCGATAACGTGTCGCGCTCGTTGGTGAGCTCGGTGAGCTGGGTCTCGAGCTCGAGAATGCGCTCTTGCGCTTGCTCAATGGTTTCGATTGGCATAGTGGCAACCTCCTGTTAATTTTATCCATCAATAGAATACTATATTAGTATAACGTTGTCAATGAACATTTTTCAAAAATTTTTCGAAAATGTGTTGACAAAATGGAAAATGTGTGCTATACTATAGTAGGATGAAAAATTCCGAATATTTACATTTTGGAGGTTGCCAACCATGACAAAAGAGTATTACATCAAAGCCGCACACGGTGTGCGGGAGGGTATTCACAACGAATTGACTACCCTCCCCGTTGACGGGAAGCTCGCGCAAGAGTTTCACCTCGGACGCTTGTCCATGCTTCTTGAAATCGCCGCCCACGACGAAACGCTCCGCTATGAGGATTACGCGAAAGTCGCGTCGGAGATAGCCGTCATTCGTCGATTGATTCGGGAGGAGGTGTACCAAAGTGAGATATTCGAACCAGCAAATCCGCGAAAATATTCGGTGGTTCATTGAGGAGACCAAACAGCCCGAGCTTCACAACGTCATTCCGTTTTGTATCGGTTACTACGGGTACATCACGAAACAAATATGGGGTGAGATATATCACCTCTACGTCGAGGGGGTTATCAAGTTTTGAACCTTCTCGCCGCGATCGCGCTTCTTCTTGTGTTCGCCCTGTCCCGTAAAACGGACGGGTGCGAGCACCCAGACTGCGAGCATTGTCCATTCCCACGTTGCAAACGGGATTGAATATCGAAACGCCGCCCCGCGCGGCGTCCACGGGATGTGGTTGCCCCGTGCCGATGAGACAGACCGAAAAATTATTTTATAGGAGGTTGCCACCATGAGCAACGAAATGAGAAAGTCTTTGAGAGACAGAGCGAAGGAATTCAGCGTACAGCTGCCTTTTATGGAGGGACGCGAGAAGGGTGAAACGAAGGAGCTTCTCGGACAGGTTAGCACGATTTCCGATTACGGTTTCCTTCCCAACGAGAACGGCGAAGCGTATGCTTGCTTCATCGTGAAGGAGCGCGCGGGTAAATTCTACTTCGGCGGTTCGGTTCTCACCGACCGTTTGAGCCAGCTCGAGGAAGAAGGCTACCACGACGAAATCGTCGAGAACGGTCTCCCCGTCCTCATGACCGAGCAAAAGGCGAAGAAGTCCAACCGCAACTATACCGCCGTTGAGTTTTACCCCGAGGGTTAAGCCATGACGGGCGGCGGTACGAAATCCCGTCGCGGTGTATATTATGACCTTGATGTATCCCCGTACGAGTATACAAGCCCGTACGGGGATATATTCAAATTCTCGAGCGCGAAGAAGCTTGAAATATACGCCCGCGACATCGAAAAGGAAATGAAGCGGTTCGACGCGTTTTTCGCTCGGAACGGGCTTCGAAACATTATCCCCGAGGAAATTATCGACCTTGTTAAAAGGAAGGTATATCGGGCGTTCTATTCGTCTGTTGAGAGGTAACGCGGTATGGGACAGTATAAAGGCGGACGAGCCAAAGGAAGGAAGAACCTAACCCGAACGTCGTCGGGGTTGATTAAGAATCAGCACGGCGTCACGTTCACCGAAAGTGAGAAGAAGCTTCTCGAGAGCCGCGTGAACGCGGTCAACCGAAAGCATAACAAAATGAAAAGAGCCGAGGCGACATTACCGCGTAAATACGCGGGACGGGAAATGGGTGACACCGTCGGGTCGCTTCAGCTTATGGGGAAAGAATCTGACCTTATTATAGCAAAGAGAACCAAATCTTTACAACGTTTTCGAAGCCGAGAGCAATTCGAAAAATATATGACTTCACTCGAAAAAGCAAATTCACCCGATTATGTGGTGGAAAAGATAAGAGATTATAAACGAAATCATATGCAAGCAATACGAGAAGCTTTCGGAAGCGACGCGGACGACGTTCTTATGAAAATACGAATGATGAAACCCGACGATTACATGAAGCTTGTTCAATCCGATGAAACATTGGAAATAAGCTTTGTCTATGACGCTTCGGACGTCAATAAACTGAACGTCATTCGTTCCGCTTTAGGTATGAAACTCAAAGAAGATTATATATAAGGGATGATAACATGGCAATTAAGTCATACACGGTTGCCGCCGATTTCGAGACAACCGTCGACCCGTCCGACGTCCGCGTGTGGGCGGCGTGTGCCGTTGATGTCAAGACCCTTGAAACGGTGTTCATCGGTAACACCATCGACAGCTTTTTCGAATGGTTGCAAGACAAAAACACAAAGTGCTATTTTCATAACTTGAAATTTGACGGGGAATTCATTCTTTCGTACTTGCTCCGAAATGGGTACAAGTATTCCGAAAGCCGCGCTCCGAAAACCTTCGAGTGTCTCATCACCGACAACGGTATATTTTACTCGATAACCGTCATTTTCGCAAAGGAAAATAAGAAGTACCGTAAAGTCACGTTCTACGATTCTATGAAAAAGCTACCGTTCAAGGTGGCGACGATTTCAAAAGCGTTCAACCTTCCCGACGAAAAGCTCGTGATTGATTACGAAGCCCCGCGCCCCGTCGGTCACGAGCTCACCGAGGAAGAAAAAGCGTATATCGTGAATGACTGTCGTATCGTTGCGGCGGCGTTGCAAATCCAAATCGGGCAAGGACTAAAGCGCATGACGAATGCGTCCGACGCGATGGGTAATTTCAAGGAAATAATGAGCTTGAAGCAATTCGACCGATATTTCCCTGTGTTGCCTGTGGAGCTCGACGCGGACATCCGACGAGCCTATCGTGGCGGCTTCGTGTATCTCAAACCCGAGTACAAGAGCGTCCGAGGGTTGACGGGCTGTCGGCTTGACGTCAACAGCCTTTACCCGTCGGTTATGTACGACCGTTTGCTCCCGTACGGTTACCCGATGTATTTCGAGGGTGAACCCGATCGCGACGAAAATTACCCGCTTTTCATTGTTCGGTTTGAATGTGCGTTCGACCTAAAGCCGAACCACCTTCCCACCGTCCAGTTAAAGCATACGTTCCGATTTTCTCCGACCGAGTATCTTTCGAGCTCCGACGGGGACATTATCGAAATGACCATGACGTCGGTTGACCTTGCGCTTTTCCTCGAGCATTACGACACCCACGGCACGCTGAAGTATATAAACGGGTGGCGGTTCAAAGGTGTTTCGGGTGTTTTCAAAACGTATATCGACCATTGGATGAAGATAAAAGAAACGTCCACAGGTGCGCTCCGACAGCTTGCAAAGCTCATGCTTAATAGTTTGTATGGCAAATTCGCCACGAACCCGAAAGCACATAAGCGCGTCGCCTATCTCGACGAGGACGAAATCGTCCGCTATGAGGTTATCGACAACGAGGAAAAAGCGAAGCGGCACAAGGTGAGCCCGCCCGCGCTCCGTGACCCTGTCTATACCGCTATGGGCGCATTCATCACCGCATATGCGCGAGAAAAGACCATACGAAGCGGGCAAGCGGTCTTTGATAGGTTCATCTATTCCGACACCGATTCGTTGCACCTTCTCGGAGAAATCCCTCCCGAGGGGCTTGAAATCCATGAGACGAAGCTCGGAGCATGGAAGAACGAAGGAACGTTCACCGATTCGAAATTCATTCGTGCGAAAACGTACATGGAGACAACCGAAAACGGCGTCGAGGTTACGTGTGCGGGTATGCCCGATAACATTAAGAAGCTCGTAACCTATGAGAATTTCCACGAGGGTTCTACGTTCGAGGGTAAGCTCATGCCAAGACGATTCAAGGGTGGCGTCGTGCTTATGCCGACGACGTTCACGTTAAAATGAGTATTGACAAGGTAACCCGTTTATGGTATAATGTTCTATAGTAATTGTGACCCGTGCATTAAATCATGGGAACGGAGCGTCGGGTGCTACTCGTAACTGAGCCGACGTCCTACGGGTTGGCAACCTTTTTCATATACTCACGGCGTCACGACGAAAGCAAAGAGGCGTACATCTTCGGATGTGCGTCTTTTTGTGTTGTACCCGTGCGCCCTGCTCCGTTGTGCAATATGCTAACACGTTGCGCCGGATCGATACGACACAGCGTCGTGCCCTTGTA